CTGTTGTCATAATTTGTTTTTTTATGTTGTTGTTATCTGAGTACAAATATACAATCAATTTTTAATTAAAAGGACTTTAATTAAATTTTAACAAAACTTTAACATTTATGAATTATAGGTATTTATTATTAATTATAGGTATTTAGATAATTTAATTATACGCAATCGGGTATAATTATACGTATTTATTCGAATTTATACGCATTCGGGTATAAAAAAACCACTTAAAAAAGTGGCTTTGATTTGCTTAGGTCTGTGACGTCTCCAGTTAAGCGAATAAATTTAATCTTTTATTAAGGTAGTATAAAATTAAAGCCAATAATATAAGCCAAAGCCACCAAAGTTTAGCAATTATCGAGATTTCTCTTTGCACTTCTTTTACGTTTGTTTTCGCTTGCGTGGTTGCCTTAATATTTTCTTTATGACTACTTTGTACTATTTCGTTTTTTAGTGTCTTATTTAGGCTATTTTCACGTCTGTGGCGTATTTTAGCATTAATATACGAGGTCTTTTTGCCCTCGTTATCTATAATTACAAGCGCTTTTGTACTATCAATCGGCTCAATACAAAAATCGTTAACGACTTTCTCGATATTATAGGCCGTATTTGTCACAATTTTAGTAGTGTCGGAGACGCTTACTTCCGTTTTTGTGGTACTTTCTGTATTGCTTTTGTTTACTTTACGAGTTCCGCACCCGACTAAAAGCAATAATATTATTAAATATTTGATTTTATTTTCCATTATCGTATTTTATTTTCCACTATTCTAAGGTTATTGACCTCATAATCGCCATTTTTTTCCACTAAAATATGAGCAAAGCCATTATTCCAACTATTGAAAGGCATATATTCCGGCTGTAAACCACATAAACAACCAACGCTCCAGGTTGTTGTAACGTTTCCACTTAAGGAAACCTCTGTATGTTCGGACGTTCTATGGTGATGACCTATAATTGAGCTTTCCTTTGCTTTCATATACAGCCCTCTCGCTGGATTAACCGGAGGCGCAAACCCGCTAAAAAATTCGTGTCCGTGAAGTAGTGGCAATTTACCGGCTTTGGCTATTTGCTTACTTTTTACCTCTTGGACGCCAGCCTCTCCAAATCTTAAGATCGTTGAGAGTTCAAAATCCGGTATTCCTAAAAGCTCTGGAGCTTGCAACTTTAAAAAGTTTTGCCAACGATCCTCATGGTTTCCAATTTTGTAATAAATCGGAGCTTGGAAGTGATCCTGTAAATTCTTTAAAAAATTACGTGTCATCTCTAACTCGTCGGCTATATTCCTGAGTCGTCTGTCTTTAATAAATCGAGATAGCATATACATGTCGATAGTATCTCCGTTTAAATAAACACAATCGACCTTTTCAGACTTTCCGTAATCAATCGCTAATTTAAGAGCGTCGTTGTTTTGATAGGGAAAATGAATGTCACTTAAAAATAAAATGTTTTTGTTTGGGACAATTACTTCGCTTTGTTTTTCGTAGTCCGACTCTGGTAACTCAAAATTTTTTGTCATAAATTGTTTTTTTTCCTTAGTTGTTCTCTCCGATGTTGTTTGTTTTACATTCCTATTTAGTTCGCCTCGATGCGATCTAACAATCCCTCGAGCGCTTTCTACACTATTAAAGTCAATTGGATAATCCGCAACCAATAAACGACTAATTGCGTTCGTGGATGCGTGTGGAAATTTAAGTAAATATTCTCTAACAATTTCACCTTTATAAGTTACTTTCATATATTTGGATAAGTTATTCCGCTTTCAAATATAGTGATTTTTTTATCAATCAAATTTTTTAATTTTCTCCAATCATAATTAAACGCTTTTTGAAAATGCGGAGCGTCTTTAAAAGTCTTCCAATCGCCTCCCCATTCCCAACCTTTTGACTTAAAAAAACTAACTACAAATTGCCAATTTTTATCATTTTCCCAACTTGCACTCTCAAAAGTTCCGTCTGCGTTTTTATCGTACAATAAAACAATATCAAAAGCGAGTCCGTAATTATGGATGCTTTGAAATTTATCGGCGTTAGTTATTTTTGGACGTTTTAAAAATAATTTTCTTTGCTCTTCCGGAGTTCTAAATACGTAAGCAAAACGCAATCTTACATTTTTCGGTAGTTTGTTATTACATTCTAAATAAGAATTTAATAATTCTTTTTTAATTTTTGGATGCGCCTGGTTTATTCGTTCAATCGTTAGTTTGTCCTCCATTGTTTTTGTTTTTTTCCATTAAGTACCAACGTCGCAAGGTATATCCGGAGGCTAAAACAAAAGCGACTATTTTCATTGTAGCGTCAACATTTGCGAATGATATTGCGTAAAAAGTTCCGGTCAAAAGCGATGCTTTTAAGTCTAAAAAGTATTGTCTCATTTTTTTAATCGTTCAACTATATTCGTAATCCCCTCAATTCCTATGTAAGCCGTCGCAATAATCACCCAATCGGAAGAGGTTAATGTTTGAGTAAATAAACCTCCGCAAGCTACTAGAAAAACTAATAACTTGCGGGAAATCCATTTACTTAAAATTAAATCAAATTGCTCTTTACTCATTTTCTACTAAATAACCCATTTGCTCAAAAGCTAATTTTGAGTATAACTCAGCGCTTGCTAAATTTTGCTCTTCGCCAGCTTGCAATTCAACTGAAAATGTACCTTGTTGAACGTCGCTAAAAATAGCTCCCGCTCCGTCTTTAAAAGCCTCTTTACTTGCGTAGGTTGTAGCTGCAATTTCCAACGTTATTCCGTTAGCTCTCGCTCCATATTCCAAACGAACATAAACACTTGGCAACTCAATTTCTGTACCCTTAATTAAAATCTTTTTTTCTGCCGTAGCACTTACTAATAATCCCATTTTTATTTATTTATTTATTATTAACCTATGTATGTCCACCCTGTGGATTTGTTTATATATAATCCTTCAACTACGTCTGTGCAATATACGCATAAACCAACGGCGGGAGTTGCTATTGCTAATCTTTGCGCATTTGTCATTCTCGGAGGTAAAAACCCTTGAGTTGTTGATGTAACGTCTAATTTTGCAGACGCTGCCGGAGCAGTTGTTCCAATACCTATATTGCCTAAAACTCCCGAAATAAACATTCTTGTATTTGCCCCTGCGGTATTAAATTCCATTCCATAATTACTCCAACTATTTTGAAGAATTAAATTACCTGTACCATCATCACTTGTTAATTTTACAAGCTCCGACCCAAGTCTTTGAATAACATACCCAAGAGGAGAACTTGAACCTGTATGATTTAAAATTACAAATCTACCCGTTGAATTTAAAGCGCTATTAGAATTTACATAGAAATCAGTTGAAGCTCCTTTTATGATTGCTGTTCCTGCTCCATTTACAGTCATCAAATCAGCAGTATCCGCGCTATTCCTAACCCGTAAAGCTATATCGGTTGACAACGCTCCGGGTGCTTTAACTTGTAATCTACCACCTTGGTCAACTATAGTTCCAATTAAAATATTATTATTCCAATTGATACGCATACTTTCAGTTGTTAAATTTGCTCCTGATGCCCCTGTGTGAAATGACATATAGCCCCTTTGCCCTCCTACTGAGGATTTAGCAGCTCTAATCATTCCAAAATTAACAGGAGTTGTTCCTGTATAGTTACCTGCAAATGTTAATACAGGACCATAATCGTTTGTAGCAGTATCTGTTGTATTTAAAGAAAAGGTTCCGTTTAAATTGTAAAGACTACTTTGAGTAATAACTCCTGTTCCATTAACATCTAATAAATTAACTGTATCTGCACTATTCCGAACTCTCAAAGCTATATCAGTTGATAACGCTCCAGGTGCTTTGATATGTAATTTAGCGGTTGGAGTAGTTGTTCCAATACCTACATTACCTCCGTCTTTCATTAGTAATAAATTACTAAATCCACTTGCTACATTAGCAATTCTAAAAGCTGGGCAGTAAGTTCCTCCGTTCCAATATGAAATATCTATATTTTCACCAGCTGTACCTGAAGAACTAATTAATGAAAAATTTCCGTATGTTCCTATTGAAGAACCAGCCAAAACTCCAACTACCGCTGTTTGAGCTGTATTTATATCAATTCTTTGTGTTGACCTAAAAATAGCATTACCTATTACCTCTAATTTTTGATTAGGAGTTGATGTTCCAATTCCCACATTCCCCAATCCATTAGTAATTAACAAATCCGCTGTATCTGCACTATTCCGAACTCTTAAAGCTATATCAGTTGACAACGCTCCGGGTGCTTTGATATGTAATTTAGCTGTAGGAACAGACTCTCCAATACCTACGTTACCCGCAGTACTAAAACGCATCCTTTCAACTGAATCAGTTTGAAAAACTAATCCATTACCCAATCCATTAACAGTTCCAATTGAACCTGATGCTGTTAATTTTAATCTTTCAACACCTCCTCTTTTAATTATAAAAGAAGGATTTGTATTTGAGTCTAATAAAATCCCCGTATCGGCCACAGTTGTGTAAACATTTAGTCCGTGAGTTGGAGTTGCTGTTCCAATACCTAATCGATTATTAGTATCATCCCAAAATAAGTTCGCATTATCCTGAGCGATTGTCGTTCCATTTGAAAATAAAACTGAGCCACTTGTTAAACTTGGTAAATTAAATTTCCCGTTAAAAGTACTCCAATCGGTTGTACTTAACGCTCCTCTATTTGTAGCTGAGGCTGTAGGTAAATTAAACGTGTGTGTACTTGTTGCCGAGCTTATACCAAAGTCAGTTCCGCTAGTGCCTGTTGCAAATGATTGTACTTGAGTAGTCAATCCGTTTAATGCAGTCAAACCCGTTGAAAATGTCGTTATAATTTGAGATAAGTGACTATTCTCAGTGTGCATTGTTATTGTTCTGCCACTATGTATAACGTAAAACCTAACCGCTAGTCTGTCGGTTGCTAATAATGTAGTAGTAGGAATTGCTAATGCTGTAAAATACAAATCGATACTTGTGCCGCCTGTAATATACTCAGGTGTTGCTGAATTACTAGATATTAATGTAAAAGTACTTCCGTCGTATTTATATAATTCAATATAAAATCTCGGTGATCCACCTCCAGAAGAGGCACTAAAATAAGTTTCAAAATTCCAATTTCCTGCAGGTATTAATAATTTATTTGGATCTCCTACGTCTGTAATAAATTGAGCAATATATCCGTCTGCATTTATAGTAAAGTCTGTTCCTGTTCCAATTACAGGAACGCCGTTTATTTCTTTATATGCAACCCCTCCTATTGTACCCTGAGATACACTTCCGTTTAAGTAATAAGAAACTGAAGCTCCTCCTCCAGTTGAAGTAGGAAAATTTGCTAGACTACCGTCTCCTCTTACATATTGACTAACAACGCCCGCACCTGTAACGGCTAAAGTACCCGCGCTTGTTATTGGACTATTCGCCACGTTAAATGCTGAGGGCATTGTAAGCCCCACCGAAGTAACTGTTGTAGGTAAATCGGCCGCCGTAATAAAAGGATTAACTCCGTCCTCTCCGTCGTTTATTAATTCGCTGGTATTTGTAACCGCTGCCGGAATTGTCGGCTTATTTAATATCTCAGCCACTCCACTCGTAGCGTTCCAATCGGAATTGACTTGAGCTGCCGGAATTGTCGGTTTGTTTAAAATTTCAGCGTCTCCGGTTGTAGCGTTCCAATCAGCGTTGACGTTAACTTGAGCGCCTGACTCAATTCCGTCGAGTTTTGTTTTTAATGTATTTGTAAAGTCGTTTTCACTCAATCCCTTTCCGACAACTTTGTCAACTTTTAAAGCGTCTTGTTGATCTACATATACAACCGTAGCCAATCCGGCAATTGACGGAATTGACGGCTTGTTTTTTATATAGTCCGGCTCTTGGTCGTCGTTTTGATTCCAATCGCTTTGAACTTGCTCTCCAATAATTCGGTTAATATTAACCACGTAATTATTTGGATTTGCAATTATATTAACCTCGTCAACGGCAACCTGTACGTTTATGTCGATTGTCTCAACTACAACCGCCGTATTAACAACGATGTCGTTAATTGTGTCTTGTACTATTATATTTACATTATCGCTCATCTATTATCGTGTAATGTCGTCCGTTATTGTAAACAATCCACTTACCCAAGTGTTAACCTCTCCGCTTTCAATAGTCACTTGAATATCGTATCTATAAATACAAGCCTCGATATTAATGATTTGCTCATCAATACAAAACTCTCCATTTTCGGGATCAAAAATTGTTATCGTTGGCTCCAAAGCAATAAGCCCTCCAGGTTGTTTTCTAAGTTGGATTTTTACTTCTCCTCCCGTTAAGTCTAACGGAATTTCATTTATTACTATTTGGAAGTCCGTTTGTTTGAAAGTGTCCCCTCTTTTGGTTGTAAAGTTTAATGTCGATGCCATTTGTCAAAAATTTTTTTAATTTTTTTATATTTTCCTCTGTTCTTTTGTCTGTCTTCCTCATCTTAATATGGTCTATCTAGCCACCATTTGCCACAAATTAAATTCGAGCGAATTGGATTGACTATATTTGTTGAACTACTAACGTACTCAGGTAAATGAAATCTAGCCAACCAACGGAACATCCTATCTCGGTACATTTCCGATTTTAATCTCATATTATTAACGAGATAATCGACTTCGGTTTTATCGATTGCGATTGAGTTATCCGGTTGCGCTTTAAATATTCCATTATTATTAACTTTATAAGCTCCGATTAATAAATATTCAACCGCTGCCGCTGCAATTATAAACGGAACTATATAACCCTCATATAAAGTTAAATAATCACCCTCCAAATCGTCGTTTTCAAAGTCTAAGCAAATCTTATTGTATAAAGTTTCGCCTAAAATCTCCTCAAGTCTAGTTCTTTGAGCGTCTGCGATGCAAGGAATATATAAATCAATATCAATATTCCCGCCTAAAAGCGTGTTTTTTGTTAATTCGTTTTCTCGAAGTAGTATTGTCGTTGCCATTATTGTCTATAATTTGGAGTTAATGACCAAAAATTGTTACTCGGTGAGGCAATTTGTGCCACCTCAACCTCGTTTTGTTGCCATTGCGCTTGAGGTCTGTCTGCCGGATCTAAGTCTAAAATCATTTTTCGAGCCTCGTTTACGCCTATTTGTTTATTATTTTTACGTAAATATATTTTTCTCATCCAAAAATGGTTACAATTTACGCCACCTTTGTAAAGCCAAATTGAATAGTTATCCGCTCCGTCCGGTCCAAGTCCTGGATTAACAACTTTTGTCTCAGCAATTGTAATATCCTCTTTGCGATAAGTACGTCCAGCGCTTATCATTTTATTACAAAAATCTCTTTGAGCGTTAAAAGCTCCCTCGTAAGAATATCGTATCTTAAAAAGCTCCGTGTCTTGTTCGCTTGTTACATTTGGGAAACTTGCAAAGGACTTAGCTAAGTTTAAAGTTATTTCGTTAATCTCTAGCTCTTTTGTTACCGGTATCGCGTCAATCTCAATCCACTCGTCCTCGTTTAAGATTTCGCCCATTTCAATCAAAGCGTCGGCCACTCCCGAAAGTCCGTTGTCGTCTTTTGAACAGCAAACGTGTTGACTTGCTAATTGAGTCGGAGCAACTATTGGAGTTTCTGTAATTATCGGCTCCTCACTTCTTAGGCTTTCAAATTGTAAGTCCAAAGTAATTCCGTTAACGGCGAATATCTCCATTAATCCGTCTAAAATAATCTCTTGTTTTGGACGAATAACATTTATCATTAATTCAGCAAAGCCAACTTTTATCTCCTCAGCATTTGAGCTAAAACCGTTTGCCTCTTTTATCCCTACTAACATCGGAGACGTTAGTTTATGAGACGTACAAAGTTGCTGTCTAGCCTCTGTGCTTAAGTAAGCATATTGCTGGTGAGCGTCCGAAACTTCCAAAGCCGAAATTGTTATTTCGCTGTCTTTGTTATCGTTCCAATTTAAAAAGAATGCTCCGGCGTTTTGTGATCCGGTTAAGTGTTTTCTAATTTGTCGAGTGTTCTCTTGGATTGTCTCTGCGCTTTCCTGTATTCCACAATTCATATTTATAATATGACCGAATGACAACCCCTTTTGAATGTGATTGATTGAGTAATTGCTAATTTCCTCCTCCATTTTAGCCCACGAAATCCCTGAGACGTAACTTGGATTGCTATAATAAAATTGTCCGACCTGGTAGTCTCTAAAAATGTAAATTTCAGAGCGTTCGCTTAAACCCTCTCCAAAACCAAAAGCGTCAAAGCGTTCCGGCTTATATTTATTTACATTTGAAAAATCATAACTATAATAATATCCTGTAATGTCTCCCTCTTCATTTGCAACCTCCGGAGCAATCCTTTGCTTAGCAATATGGAAACATCTTTGTATTTTATTATTAATATATTTTACCTCAATCGATGCCTCGCCAAACATTTCAAAATCTTTGCATATTTTACGCAAATCTTTTTTAGAAACTAACGACATAATCGCAGCCCACTCGCTAGGTTTTTTCGCTTTGTCATCCGACGTCAAACCCTTACCATAAATAAACTGACTATAAGAGTCAATTATCGCTGAGTTAGTTGGTGATCCGTTGTAAGCGTCAATAATAGTTTGATAAAAACTATTTTTATCTCCATTCAAAACCCATTTTTTTCCGGCAACTTCTCGAATTTCCGGACGAATGTAGTTTGATAGGTTTATAATTTGTAATTTCTCCATAAATTTATACTTTTAAAACTCCTTTGTTGAGTTGAAAATTCTCGAGGTCAGTTTGTGCGGTTGCGAATGCTTTGCCTCTATATATCAAAACGTCGTCTTCATTGATTGTAATTTCAAAACTTTGCCCCTCAATTAAAATAGGCTCGTCAAAATCTAATATTAAAACGTTGTTTTGATAAAATGAGCCTAACATTTCAATTTCAAATATAATGTCTCGTAACTCGTCACGTAAAAAAAACGTCAATTCGCCTCCATTGTAAGATCGAGGAATGCACTTGAATTGAAACGGCGCTGTTAAATTAAATATCCACATATTAATATAACTAAAAAAAAGCGTTTTGTAACAAAAAAAGCCACCGAAGTGACTTTTTTTTAAACAAACTATGAAAGAAAATTAGGAAACAACCACGTTGCTAACCAAAGCGAATAATGCGCTCTTAGTTGCTGAGTCCAAAAATGGACTTAAATTGCTCTCTTCTCCAGCAATTGTCAAAGTGAAACCTGACAAGTCAGCTCCAGCTCCTCCGGTTACTTTTGTGCAATTTGACATCGTTCCGTTAGCTGCACCAACTAAAAGAATATTTCCATTATAATCCTCTACGAAAACGTAAGGACGAGACGCGCAAATTAATTGAACCTGAGCTTGTAAGTCAGCCGATAATTTTGGAAGTGTAACCGCTAAAGATTGAGCGTTTAAAAATGTTCCGTTATCTTGTGAACTTGTTCCGGTTTCTGTTAATGTATTTGTTGTAGCTTTTACTTCGTATTTGAAAACTTCATCCAAAGATCCCAAACTTGTAACCTCGTGAGCTGCAATTACAAAACTATAATCGTCGTAATTGGCGAAGTATAGATTTTTGTAGCCACCTCGCTGGTCTTTACAGCCTAGCAGTTTTCCCGCTGAAATTAGACATGCCATATAAAATTTTTTTTTTATTAAAAACCGCCCAAATTAATGAGCGGTATTTATGTTAATATTATGCTTCGTAAGATAACCAAACAATTTCCTCAGCGTTGTAATATCCAACCCCTACAGCGTAAACCACTTTCCCTCTAACTTTCCCAGTTAGTAAACCAATTTCGTCTTCGTCAACCAAAGCAACTTGATTGTAATCAGCTGTTAAACCTGCAGCGAAAACTAAGTTTTTACGCTCGTAGATAACAACTGTGTTAGCTGGCAATCCGTTTAATACCACTAAATTGTGACGTCCGAATGCTAAAGGAAAATCAGTGTTCCCCATTCCGTAAGTGATTCCTTGAGTTGACAAGTGAAAAGCGTAAGCCTGAGCAACGTCCGGAGAAACCGCAAGAATTAACTCTTTATTTCTCAAAGCAACTGGCAAGTCGTTTAAAGCTGGTTTCAAATATTTAGCTAATACATTACCCTCAGTAACCACAGCGTCAGCAGTTGGCTTGTTAACGTCTCCGTCAGCAGCGAACAAAGTTAACCAACCGTCAAAGTTAGTTGAAGACGTCCACATGTCAGACTCTAATTTTTCACCGATAGCTCCTAAAACTTCCGCTTGGATTGCGTCCATTATGTCGCTAGGTGCAGTTGCGTTAGCAGCTCCTCCGCCCATAATTCCGTCAGACCAAGTTTGTCTGAAATCTTCTTTACAAACATCAAAATCGTTTTTGAATTTGAAAGGCTCGATTACATTTTCGTTTAATACGATTGTCCCAGCTGGAGCAAAACCGCAAGTGTAAGCAGTCGTTCCGTCTGTGTAAGCGATTTTTCTCAAAGAGATTTTAAAGTTTACGTTTTCAGCGATAGTTACCGCTCCTTTTTCTATTGTGTCAATAGTTTTGAACGCTTGACCGATAATTGCACCGGCAGCCGTTCCGTTGTAGTTTGATGATACAGTTGTAGTTGTAGCCATTTTTTTAAATTATTTTTTTAAGTTATTTAATATTTTTTGTGATCTAGTTAGTTTCACATTTTTTGTTGAAGTTTCAGCAACTTCCGGTTTTGCTTTTGTTGATGCTTTCACCTCAACTTGAGTAGTTTTAACTTCAGTAATTTGAGCGCTTAATTCGGTACGAATAGCCTCGATTTGTTTTGAAACTTCAACGCTCATATTGGTAACGATAGCTTTTATCATTTCCTCCGTTGTCATTTCAACCTCAACCTCAACGCCAGCCTCCGGAGTTTCAACCTCCTCAACCATTGCGTCTTTAATCTCAGCAATTAAACCCTCTTCGGTAATTACTAAAACTCTTCCGTCTTCAAGTTCGTGATCCCCAATTGGAGCAGCAACTTTGTCACCATTTTCAGCAACGATAAAAACCGCTTGCCCAGCCTCAAAAGACTCAGCCTCTAAAATAGTCACACCATCTTTTAGCATCATTGTTTCCATTGCAACCTCTACGGTTTCAACGGTTTCAACTTGCTCGGTTTCTGTCGATAATGTAATCGATGCAAAACCCTCTTTTATTGCGTTAACAATACTTTCTAAATTCATATTAATTTCTGTTTTTAAATTTACTTTCTCCATGTCAAAGACTCCGTCAATCGAAAATCCTTTGACTTTGCCAGTTTTAACGTAGTCGTTCCAAATCTCGTCGTTATTAACTTTCATTAATCCAAACCAAGTTCCAACCTCTTCGTTAAATCCGTAGTGTACTGACTTATCGTGTACCTCGTCTTCTTTAATCCAACTTTCAACAAACGTAACATTTTGAATTTGCTCTCCAGAGTGTTCAATAGTTGAATTATTTTGATAACCTTTTAAGGCAAAATTTTGTTGAACTTGTTTAATCGTTTCTTTTGGGAATACGATATTAAATTCGTGTCCGTCCTGATTTCTATAAATAGGTTGGTTAGGAATTAATATTGCACCCATTAAAATTCTTTGCTCCTCGTTTACGGTTGCAAGTTTAATTTCTTTTTGTTTTGATAGTGTTATAAAATTAACTCCTATCGCTGGATCCGAAACTAAAGACACAGCATAAACTCCCTCGTTTTCCTCTTCGTTAAATAAAACTTTGTAAGTCTCCATATTACTATAACTTTTTTTTTGTG